ACTGTTTGTAAACGGTTTGCTAACACCTATAACTACTATTGTATCGAATAGTGGTGCGGAAAACACTAGGTTTTCTCTCGGTAAGGCGTATTATATGTGCGGTAAGACCGGAGAAATGAGAAAGGCTAAGGTAGATGGGGTCTATGACCCTACACAAGTAGTATTAAACTCTCTTGAAAGTGCTGTTTCGATAGCGGCTTTGTTGTTAATGACGGATGCCGCTATCATAGCACCTACCACTTAGTTTATATGTGTAATGATGTAAGGTGTTAATATGACTTGGGGAGCAAAAGCACCAAACCAAAATGCTGATACAAAGACCGCAGAACCGTCAACAAAGTTTGACGAATCTTATTATCGAGATTTATTCGATAACAATAGGGTGAAACGAATAGAACATCGTATGTCCTTCGTAGGACACGAAAACACCCTTAAAACAGGACTAGCACTGTCCTTACTTAAAGACGAGATAGAAGCAGGTAAAACTGTATATCTGTTTGACATTGATAACTCAGCACGTTCTACTGTTGACGTAGTATATCCTGACTCACCTAATGTAGTGGTTCTTCCGTTGCACGATGAGACAGACGACTCTATCTTCGACGAAGATAACAACGTAGATTATAAGGCTCTACTAGATAAGACTTCATGGTATGTGAACATACTTGCTGACAAGGTAAAACAAGACCCTGAATCAGTCGGTGGTGTTATCTTTGATGGTGGCTCGACCTTCCTAAAATGGTGTGAACACGCTATGCGAACATCTCTACTTAGTAGAGGTATCATTGAAACAGAAGATGGAACATTCAATCAGAAAGAATGGAGAGAGCGTAACCGTCTATACAGAAATGTTCTCACACGATTACATAGTCTAAATGTGGCTAAGGTGTATTTTACTTTTCACTTAAAACCAGTGTCTCAATACATGGATGATGGAACAGGTAAGAAAGTTTTAATGACCGTAGGTCACAGACCGGAATGGGAGAAAGGAACAATGAGAAAGTTTTCACAACAGATATTCCTGTCTAGATACCAAAAGAAAGCCGACCTAGCGACAGGTGTCGAGGGCGATAGAAACCTAAAGGATAATGAATGGGTAGTAAGAGCCAAGATAGAAGAGATGAAAGGCATACACATAGAGAAGGTTGGTTCTATACACGACGTAGCACGTATCAGTAATGGTAAGTTTGAGTTTATCGGTTTAGAGTGGTTGACTTGAGTATTGTTGTAGAAAAAGCGTCACTAACATGGTTGCTTAAATTAGCACAAAGAAAGCATACGATTGATGGTTCGCCACGTGTGCAATTGTATAGTCTTATCTTAAAAGCAGATGGGGGTAGACTCTCCTTTTGCTCTTTAGTAAAAGACGGTGTGACTTCTTTGATGCGATTGTCTATACCATGCACAGGACAAGGTGAGATAGTGATTACTGATATAGAAACCACATTAGGTATCTTAAAATATCACGGTGGTCTACTAACATTAACCAGTAGTGACGGTAAAATTAAATTTAAGAGTAGTAATAAACAGACTACTATCAGTGCTAGTAAAGAGGCTAGAGCCTTCCCTCACACGCCGCAGACTATATCACAATGGTCTGATAAATCTAGAGCGTTGGCGGAAAAGATAAATGTAGATAAATACGAATATAATACTAACGATGGTCGTAGTTTTCCCGTAACTTTATTACTTAGTGATTTAGATACTACTGATTTATACGAAGCATTCAGATGTGATTCTATGAACGGACAAAAGTTTAACAGGTATGATATTTCTTATAGTGATGGGAAATTAAATATAGATGTAGGTAAAGACCTTAAGGGTAAAACTAATACGGTTTTAGATGTTAAGGGATTACCGGATACACCGACTTCTGCTACATACGCAGGTGGGTTTGAGTATATCTTCGCTAACCTAAGTAATGAGGTTAATATAGGTATATGGGATTTCACTGAACTGGGTATGGGTAATCCTATGGTTATAAATCTAGGTGATGGTGACTTCATCTTTCAAACATCGGTGGTGCTTTAAGTATGGTTATATGGAATTTAGGGCCGGTTAATGTTACTAGTAGCCCCGACGGAGATTTGAAGATAATTTGGATAGGTGCTGGTAATCAATTGACCTACGAACACAGTGCTATGGCAGGGAGAGAAGGTATTAATACCTACATAATGACCGATAAGAAAACAGGAGATAGGTATATTGCTTCTATTAATGTAAGATTAGAATTATCAGACGACATACAATACCAAGCCCCTTCTTTATTGAGTAAAGAGGGTAGAGATAGAGAAAACTACTTAAGTGAAATAGCAGGATTAGAAGATATGGGAGAAGATTTTACATGAACGATACTATTAGTAAGACTAACTCACCCCCTAAAGGGGCGTGTGATAACTGCGGGGCTACCTTTTCGTGGTTATTTTCTTGTGAGGTCGATGAAGGTATAGATTTATACGAATGTGAAAACTGTAATAATATGTATGTCTTAAGAAGGAACGTGGGAGAAGATGATAATTGAACGGGGTAGAGGCCGAGATATAATCATACGTGGAAGAACTTCTAACAAAGAAAGATACGAAAAAACTATTAAAGGTCATTGGCCTTACTGTTTCGTAAAGACCGAAGATGCACCTTACATAGCGGAAGCGGTAAAGAAGGAAGATGGTTATACTGGTCTTTTTGGGGAAAAACTAACTAAGATAATTTGTGCCACAGAATACGATGTAAAACAATTGGCTAAATCAGGTCAAACATGGGAAGCGAATATACCATATACTAATCAGGTTTTAGCAGACTATGTAAATCAAGGTAACGAACCTATACCAAACTATGAACATAGGACTTGGTATTTAGATTGTGAATGGTCGCCAACAACAGGACAAATGAGAGTCATAGTAGCCTATGATAATTTTACCGGAAAAGAATATGTATGGTTTGTAGAGGCGACGCTTGCGACACAGGGGTTAAAAGACGGAGAAGGTAAACCCCATTCTGAATTAGGAGAATACAAATACGAAACACCTGCTTTGGGTTTTGTTGATGAAAGGTCTATGTTAATACATTTTATGAGACACTTGAAAAAGTGCGACCCCGACATAATCACCGGTTGGTATGTTGTAGGGGCAGACATGAAACAAATCATAGAAAGATGTAGGGCTTGTGGTTTGTCTGAGTTAACTCTCAGCCCACATAGAAAGATAAGGTATGAGTTTGGTGACTGGGCTCAACCTATTGTCGGTAGAAACTGTATAGATTTGATGATTGGTGTTTCTAAATTATGGGAATTGAAAAACGGTAAGTTACCATCGTATAAATTAAACGATGTGGCACTAGAAATATTAGGGGAAAAGAAAGTAGAGTTAGAGAAAGGGCATGATGAATCTTGGTTCGAGGACAGGGATTTATACATACACTATTGTAGGCAGGATGTAAGACTACTACCTAAACTGGATGAGGCTGTGAACGCTTTAGATTATTATACTTCCCTACAACATATTGTTCAGTGCGAAATCAAATCAACACCGTTTATTACTAAGATGTTTTCACAGTTAGTTTTAACCGATAAAACCTTTGAAAGAAGGATACCTAGTAAACCACAGTTTAGTAAAGTAGATTACGAAGGTGCGGATATTTTAGACGTTGAAGCGGGTGTGTATGACAACGTGGGAATCCTAGATATAAAGGCTATGTATCACAGTAATGCTGATAAGTATAACATATCTTGGGATACATTAGACCCCGAAGGTGTGGATTGTGGTAATGGAACTAAGTTTGCACAAAAGGATAAAGGTTTGTTAGTCAGACAAATGGATAAAATGACAGACCTAAGAAATATTTTTAAGATGAAAATGATTATGACAGAAGGAAAGAAGAAGAGAAAGTGGGACACAATGCAGTTTGCCGCTAAGACTCTTGTTGCTTCAATGTATGGTGTCTGTGGTGATGCTAAATATGGTATGTATCACCCTGATATAGCGGCGGCTATAACATACACTTCTAGAAAAACTCTAGGTCAATTGATGGAAGAAGCGGAGAGAGTCGGTTTCAAGGTAATATACGGACATACAGATTCAGTATTCTGTCGAATACCTAGCCCTGAAATGGGTGAACAAATGCTAGAGTCTATTAACAATAGAATGAGCCCTATAATAACACAGTTTGAAAAGTGGTGTCCTAGAATTATATTGGTTGCTAAGAATAGATATACCGCAAAAGTATCTTGGAGCGACGGAGAATATCACGAACCTAATATTTACGTTAAAGGTATTGAACTAAAACAAACAAGGATGCCTTCTGTTATGAAACAGGCTATGCAGACTACAATAGAAGGTATCCTTTCAGGTAAAAGTGAAAGTGAGATAACTGATTTGAATAAGCAATTGGTTTGTGATATAATGGATGGTAAGGTGAACCCCGAAGAGTTATGTATGAAGGGTAAATTGGAGAGAGACTTGTCTAAATATAAAGTATTGTCGGGTTCGTCGGCTGGTGCGGCTTGGGCTAATGAAAACTTAGGTAAGGGTTATAGAAAGGGCTCCTTCTTTTTAGTTTCAATAAATGATAAAGGGCAGTATATAGCATTCGATAAACCTCAAGACATAGATGGTATAACTAAAATAGGGGTAAAAATACTAATAGAAAGATTCATTCTCAGAAAAATTATACCATACTATCAGTTAGCGTCTTGGGATGCACAGCCTATACATAACGTGGCCTGTGGGATACATAGAACAGAATGGGTATAGTTTATATGTGAAATGATATGTGGTGAAGATATGAGTAAAGTAAAGCAAGAAGATTTTAAAAAGTTTGTAAGTGAAGTAGCACTAGCGATAAATATGATTGGTAATGATTTGATTAAAACACAAACTATATTATATAATCTACTAGACGAAATGGGTAAGATGGAAAAACCTACCTGTAATACTTGTGGTAAAGATTTAATGATACCTATTTTAAACAATATAGAAAGGAACGAAACCTGTCCTTTATGTGGAGACAATATATACGGTTCTGAACAACCGTCTTTTGAAAACTGGGACAATGGCACTGAGTTAGAGGAAGAGTGAAATTGTGAACATAACTTCTTCATATAATCCGTCAGATACCATTCAACACAACCACGCTTGTGACGCATTGAGAGTTAGTAAGTCATCATATATGACATACAAGATGTGTCCTAGACAGTTTTATTGGAGATATGTAGCAGACATACCCACAGCACCACCGACAGAAGAAATGATTAGGGGAACGCAGATACATACTGTTATGGAAGCAGGGCTTTTGGAAAGTCCTGAAAGAATGATTGAGGTTTCCGTAGAAGAGGGTGTAGGTGATGATAAAGGGGTAGATTCTTTGAACATCCTATTACATCAGATAGCACACGACTTGGGTGGGTTTGAAGTAGTAGAGGCGGAAGTCAAGCATGAAGTATATGAAGTCTTAGAAAACCATCCTTTGGTATGGGTAGGGCTAATAGACGGTGTTATAAGACACCCTACTACTGGTGGCTTGATTCTAGTAGAGTTAAAGACTGGTAACATGGGTATGTCTAAATTAGGAAGAACTCGCAAAGAATTAATTTATTATACACGATTACTTAGGTTGATGGATTATGATGAAGTTACTCACTTTTTATATATAACACCCGATTACGAGATACCGGAAGATGGTAGCGATAAATTATTATTAGAGGGTAACAAAAGGGGTAAGACAATGTGGGTAGGGCCTGAGCGTGGATGGGCTTTACTAGAGCCGATGTTAGAGCGTTCATATAATTCCTTCGAGTCATCTTTATATGACACTATTGACTCACTTATTTCCCACCAATGGCCTATGAAATGGAATGACTATTTTTGTCCTATGTGGTGTGACTTCGCACTTAACTGTGAAGCGGAAATGAACGGAATAAGCGGGTGGGAAGTGTGAGTAGTTTTATGTTAATAGAATGTCTAGCCTGTGGTTCTGATGATATGTGGGAAGGCACAGAAGAAATATGGAGAATAACCGGTCAAGAAGGTAATGTTCCCGAAAAAATACTTTTGTATGCTTGTGAATGTGGTAGTAGTCAGTCGGTAAAAAGAGAGGAATAAATATGCCTCTTGGATTTCCACGTGAGATAGGGCTACGCCGAACCCCATGTGAAAGTGTTGATGATTTCAATAATTACATACAGAAAATAAACGGTAAAGCATCCTGCTATACTTCTTTATATTCTTTTGAGCGAAGGGATACCTACCGCACATGGAAATACGATGTAGAATCAGTGGTTATGGATAGAGCATGGTGGGATTTTGATATGTTAGAGGATGGTTGTATGGAAGATGTGAAGAAGGATGTATCCACACTACTAGGTAGACTAAATGGTGACGTTAGATTGGTTTTTACTGGAAGAGGTTTTCATGTTCACCAATTCTTTGATGAAGCAATAAAAGGCACAGCAATAGCAAAGCACCTAGAGAGATACCAAAAGGATAAGGCTAAGGGTCTTAAAACTTTAGATGGTGTAGGTTTTCCACAGAAATTAACACGTATCCCTGATACATATAATCCAAAGAGAGGTAAATGGTCTGTCAATATAGACGCTAGTATTTTTATGGTAAATCCTCTTTCTTATAACATACCAGTAGAGCCACAGAAAAACTTGTTACATTTAGACCCGTTTAGAGGAAAGAAACCTGAAAAGGGATTTGACATTAGAAAATGGATAGCAAATAATCCGACGCAAGAAGCGGCTCCTATGGGAGAGTTTAACGGTAAGATAGGTAGTGCAGGGCAGATACCCATTCCGCCTTGTCTAGAGAGGGCTATGAGACAAGAAAACCCTAAGCACACTGTTAGGATAGCGTTGGTTCAACACCTAGCAGAAAACTTAAGATGGTTTGCACACCCTTCTACTTTGTCTAGAGAAGAAAAAACACAAAGCGTCGAAAGCATACTTAATTTTATCTCTAAACTAAATTGGAGAGACTATAACGAACACACATCAAGATTCCACATAAACAGCATCATAGATTATGAACACGTTCCTACGAAATGTTGTGTAGACGCTGGTCCATGTTGGGCTCACGATGGGGTAAAGAGGTAATAATATGATGACAATGAGTATGATAACACTAGAACAAGCAACAAAATGCGTATGCTGTGGGTCCGATTGGACTTCGCAGACAGCCGTAGAAAAGTTTTGCGGTAAATGTAATTCTTATATGGTAGACATAGACGGTGAAGTATATACCACAAAAGGTTGGTAGTCTTTAATAATGCAACATACTGTGAAGTATATATGTTATTAGTAGATGACCGAGAAAACCCTAAAGTAGTTAATAAACTATTAATGAGAATGGGTAAAGATGAGGTAAAAGTATGTCGGATGAAAGCGTCTGATTATACTATGGGCGAATGGGGAATAGAGGCTAAAGAAATCAACGACCTTTACAGGTCTATAATGGGCTACGGAAGAACGAGAACGATAGTAGAACAGTTAAGAGATTTGGAAGAGGCGTGTGCTAACCCCTTTTTAGTAGTCTATGGGACTGAATTAAAGCCTTTCATACCTCTAAAGCATGGTAGACCTACCGCTAAGATGAAGGCCATTGAAATCGCCCGTATGAAAAAAGTTATGAAGCAATTTAAAACCACATTTTATCAAAGGTTTCCGAAAATTAAATATATGGAAGTAACTACTATGGATGATTTTGTAGAATGGTTGGTAATAAATCATACGCAACAGGGTATGGCTCAATATAGATTAGATACTCAAAAACAAAACGAGATAAAAAATGCAGAATTAGATAACAGAATCCGAATGTTGATTGCTATACAAGGTATTACGGTAAAACAAGCAGAAGGATTGTTAAATCATTTTGGTAGTATAAATAATATACTTAAGAAAAAAGTAACTCAAAAAGAATTAATGATGATAAATGGTATCACTAGAAGAAAGGCAAAGGCTATAATTGCTTTGAGAGAATCATATTGGTGAGAATTGATTGCTCTTTGAAGTAGTATGAGCAGAAGCCCTGTGCATTTTTATTTCTAAGTTATGTATAGTAAGGCTTGTTGTATGTGCATCATCATTACCTATACCTGCTTTTCTTGTTACCGTAACTTTAACATTTCTACCAGCATTTTTTAATCCTTCTATTGGTCTTAGAGGCATTATAGCAATTGATTGATTAGATAAACCAGTCCTTACTTTTATTTCATTAGTAAAAGTCTTTCCTGTTTCGGGAATTGTAACTGTTACATACAATACAGCATTAGTAGACGATGAAGAAACAATAGGACCGTGTGTAATATAAGCCTGTATGCTCATTCTGTTACTTACTATATCTCTTGGCACATTAAAAGTAGTTTCTATGCTAGAATCTTGAGAAACTAATTGTCCTTCTGTTCCTTGTAAACCTTTGCCTGAAAAAACGTAACCATCGGAAGTAACCGTAGTGTTACCACTACTTGTAGATATATCTACATCCATACCTTCTATACCTTTCATGGTAGTAGGGGTAATACTAGGTTTGCTTGCTCCTAATACACCGAACTTAGTTCCGGCTGATAGACTGTCATTGTCTAGATTCATTCTACCTTTCATTTTACTATAAAGTGTATGTGATAATTGTCCGACACCTAAGTTACCACCTGCGTCATAAGATGTTCCAGTCGAATCCATAGTCCCGTTAGGTCTTGGTTTAAACGGTGGCAAAAAATGGTCGCCAAAATTATCAGGCGGCATTGGTTGATTGTCGTTATCATTGTCTTGATAACCACCACCACCTGAACCACCACCAACATTTTTTGAACGTTGTCTAGCATTGTTAGTATTAGGGAAAAGATAACTTAACATATCTCCTTTTTCTACGCTCTCATCTCTTTCCAAATCAAATATAACTTTTTCCGTATTACCAGCAGAAATATTCCATGATACGCTTTTGATAACCATAGGTTCATTTGTTAACTCAAGACCTTTGTCGGTAACATTAACCATAGAACCTTTAACGAATGATAAATCTTTACAAACGTGAACACGTGGAGCATACCATATTGCTCTACCATTTCTAAACGCACCATTTCCATCACTACCTATTTCCGTAGACCCTGTGTATGTCCTACAACCTATTGGGAATATACTGTCGGTGTTAGTAGCCACTTGTTTTAAAATGTTTGCGTGTGTAGGTAGTCCACATCTATGACGCAGTAAAGCCCTACAATATTCTGCGTTAAAAGAAATCACCATAGTAGCATTAGCCTGTGCCCCGTAAGTTACAGGTATATCTATTTCATAAAAACCACTGTGTTTTACGTCTAGTGTTTCTTGATAAGTAGCATCGGTCAATATTCCTGTTTTATCTTTGTTCGCACTAAAAGAATAATCACTTAAATAAATTGTAAACTCAGCATTATCAATATCTGTCCCACTTTGACCTGCTTTCAAATCTACCCACATTCTTAAATGTTCTCCGGTTTGTGTGCTTACTAATGGTGTTTTATTTGGTATGTGAACTACTTGCACAGCATGGCTAATAGAGTTACTACCATACCAGTAATAATTATGTTTCCAATTTATATCGTCTGTTGCTGTTCCGCTTTGTGCTTCTTTAGAACTACCGTATCTAGAACCCAAATCACTTAATTCTATATTCATATTACCATTTAAAGCATTTACCATACCGTTAAAAGGGGCACCACCTAAACCTATCCTAGTCCAGTTAGTAACATATTCATAATTACTTACGCTACTTATTTCACCTAATGCTATGTAAGGGTCTGCTATGTAGCCATAACGCCCGTCGTCTATCATTTTATTACTTACGGTCCCATCCATAAATGGTTCAGCCCTTAACGATAGTGGATTCTTTTTATATTTATTATATTCTTGTTGTGCTATTAATAAAGCCTCGTTACTACTAACTATATCTGAAAATTCTAATATTTTCCAAGAAGTAGTATCGTTTAAATTAACGGCGGGCCAATCAGCAAACGAAGAACCGTTGTTGTAATAAACTCTAACGTTTGTTATTTGACTACTTAAATCTACATTTATATTATTTATTGTCATATTGTCTCTATTCAAAAGAATGCCGCTATTATAATTAGGTCTAAATTCAAATCTATTATCTCTACCTATACCGTAAGTAAAAGTTTGATACGTTCCGTTAGAACCGTATCCTGATTTCTCTTGTATCTTACTTATTATTGAGCCTAAACTACTAGTTCTAGTATCTACTACTGAACCGTAAGAATCATCATCAGACATAATATTCGTAACAGGAACGTTATTTATATCGTAAATACTTGTTACCTTAGCACTAGGTAGCCACGTATCCATTATAGCCGCATTCCAAAGCATACGAATTTTATCGCTATCCCAATATGTTCCACCGTTAGGGTTTTTGTAAAATCCATTAATGTGCATCATTAGACGTAGCATATATTCAGAATAAACGGTTGCATGAACTTCGTAAGCAACCGGTGTAGTTTCTCCACCTTCTGTTGTGCCTAAATTTAAATTTGCTATACCAATATCAGCAATACCTATACTGTTAGCATGGTAAACATTCCAAAGGTTTTCTTCTAAATTTACATAATCTATTTCATTATCGACGGTAAATTGTGAACCATCAATAATAAATATATTTGCTAATTGTGTAGGGATAACATAAGTATCTGATGTAGCCCAATTAGTATCATCAAAAACCCATATTTCAGTTTCGCTTTCTACTTTTAAAATATTTAATTCGGTAATAGTATTGTCAGTAGCAGTCCTTCTAAGGACCATACCTTCTGTGACACCAGCAGTTATATGAGCGTGACCTGTGCGACTTATTGGTCTGTAAAGCATACCTTCATAAGTATCTTGACTACCTACGGTTAAAGTGCCTGTGCTTGAAAACTCGCTTGTTAATCTCCCATCCCAATGAAAATAATTAGTAATAGAATTGTTTCCATCTTCGTTCATTCTAGTGACTAGTTTGCCTATACCTTCATCAGCAAATATAGTAACATCATTTACAGGCAAACCTTTATAACCCTCAGTAAATCCATCACTAGCAAGTGTAGCACTTGATATTAATATATTTTGGTTAGGGTGTTCTAAGGCTAAATCTCCGGTTGTTTGGAATGATGACAACGCTTCGGTCCAGTAGTTATCTATAAGTGCAGGAAATCCTGCTCTTTCACCATCAGATTCTACAACATAATCTACTAGGTCTGTCCTACCACCAGCAGACTGTCCTGTTTTACCACCGTTAGCATTACTATTAAGGTTAAAGAATTTAGATGCGTCGATAACTAGTAACGCCCCTGCTTTATCTTCCCAGTCATGGTATTTATCAAAGTCTGATTCACTACCTACAACCGGACAATAAAACGCACCACCTGTCCCTACAACATTACCTACATATGTAGTAGTAGTGTGTATGTGTGTATTACTACTTACAGAATCGACTACGTGCATACCATCGTGACTATTAGTATTAATAAGATAAATAAAATCTCCACTTGCTATTGTTCCTGTATTACCTGTCATTATTCTTAATTTACTACTACTTTCTTGTAGTGTAATTGCTTGTGGTGAAGAATAATCAATAGGTTTAGAAAAGCCTTTTTGAGTAATTGGGTCTATTGTAGTGTCTACATTCCATACATCTAAATCTTCTCCTACTTTTAAACTACCAAACTTATCTATGTTTCCTTTTTCATCTACTTGGTCTGCAAAATATAAATCAAAGTCATAGTTTTTATTTAATGGGTATTGTAAACCGAAATCTTTTTTCCGTTGTGAACCATCTGCGTCGGCTAAACCATCGTTTCTCATATCAGACCAAAGTAACCAAATATGTTTATAATCATTACTTATATTTTGAAATCGTAAATACATTCTTCTTTCTACACTATTTTCTGTGTAACGATTGTTAGAAGTTATTGTATAATTACCGGTAATGTATTTTACACCTAAAAGATACCATCTATTAGGGCTACCGGATACTGCTACTTTCGCTTGATAAATAAATTTTTCTTTAAATATATTTGCACTAACGTAATTTGCTGGACTTAAATCTTTAGTAATCCATAACTCGGCTATACCTGCGTTTGGTGCGGCATCGTAAGCACTTTCTGATATTTCTATTATAGTAGAAGCACTACTAATAGTTTGACTTGATGAAACACTAGAATAAGAAGCCGATTGTGTTGATTGTAGATAACCAGTTTGAGGTCTAGGTGGCGGCTCATCTAAAGGTTTTTTATTTATTGTGCCAAAATGATATTGAAACCATAAACTTTGTGGTAAATCTCGCATCCATCTAGCGTGTATTGGTCTATATTGTATGTTTGTTAAATTTGGAACATTAACATTAGTTATTGTTGCATTAACATTAGAATAGGAAAAACGTGATGTGCCTGATAAAAAGTTTGTGCCACCGTTTGATGCAACAGATGTAGCATAAGTGCCAATTTCACCACCTACACTAGAATGAATAACATCTTGGTCTGTGCTAACAACCCAATAAAAAGAATTGCTTGTTGAGCCTTTGGTTAAATAATCTGTATTATTAGCATAACTATCTCTTATTTTTTTAATGCTTGTTACTTTAGTTCTTCTATTGTAACTACCATAGCCACCGGAACCTGCTACGCTTAATAAAATACTTGCGTTGTCATTTTTTTGATTAATATAAAATAAATCACCTATTTTTAAATCGGGTTCTGTATCAAACCATATCTGTAATTTATCTGAAATATTACCTTGAGTTATAGGAAACCTTCGTGTAAAGTTTTTCCAATCATCTCTATCTTGTTGAGTAGCGGGTTGGTTTAAATCTTCTAAAAAACGTTCCTCACTTGCTATTGTTTCGCCCATAAATTTACCCATATAAACTATTTTACCGGCCCCACTAACACTACTGTATGGAACGTCAGTAGCAGATACTTGTATACTAGTCGAAGTGCCGGCACTTGGCGTTAAAACCGTAGCACCTATTTTAGTAAACCCATTACTTGCTTTTACGTTAATTATATTATTAACACTAGCAGTTATATTATGTCCACTGTCTTGCATTATTATTTTAGTATTACTACTACCTGTCGCTTGTTGAAATCCTCTTATTCCATAACCTTCATACGAATCTTCTATATCATTAGGACCATATATATTTTCATTGTTATACATCTGTATAGGATGGCCTGAACCTAATTGCGTTCTTTGGTCGGAACTTTTTCTGTAATTAGTATTTTCATCAAAACCTACATTACCGTCTAATAATTTTAATTTAGCCACACCTAAATACATAGCATCTCTAAATCCTTTAGCGTCGTAAGACCAATAATCGTTACTTTCTTCCGATGTATCTAATCCTTTTTGTCCTACATCCCAAAGAGGTATTTGTTTATCTAATTCAGACATACTATCAAAGGCTTGTAATGTTAGTAATCTAGAACGTTTATTTTGTTTTATGTTAAAACTAGACACTTCACCTCTCCATACTGGTCTATCAATTCTGTTATCAGTATCGGCAAAAACAATAAGGTTCCAGTTTAAAGGAGAAGAAGATACAAATAAACTTTTTATATTTAACAAATAATTAGATGAGGCCGTTCCTCTACTTGTGCCACTATCCTGTGGGTCATCTGCTATTATTACTTTACAAGAAGAAACACCGTTTACACTTTGAGTTATATCTAAATTTTGTATTTCTACTTCTTCGGTTGTAGTAAAATCATCTGTTAAATATCTTACTAAACCGGCTCTATCTAACAACAAATAAGAAACATAACCATGATTACCTGCGGTGCCTTCGTTTGTTACAGTAAATTGATAGCCGTAAAGATTTGACGCTGTTGTAGCACCATCTGATGAACCGTTTTTATCAGCGTCATTCATAGGTATGTTAGTAGCATGAGAACTACCGTTAATATATACGTCAAAATTATTATCAGTATAATTAAAAACAAAATCAACATCTAACCATACATTGTCATTAGTAACTTCGGGTGTAGCAAAATTTGGATTAACTAGTAACCCTTGTGTGTTGTAACTAATTGACGATAAATCTAGTGTGTAGTCTATTGCGGGGGCACCAGTATAACCACTATCATTTAGTAATCCTGCTTGTGATACAGGAAAACCTATTTCAAATTTTACACCTGCGTCATCCCAATCACCTGTTACTTTAGCACTTTGAACTGCTAGTCTTACCGTAAAAATATCTCCATCTAAGCGAGTATTAAGAGGTCCGTCATAAATTATAGTAGGTGTGGTAGCAGAATTACTACTGTTTAATCTAGAAGATTGTATTACTAAAAAAGGTTTTTTTGATGGGGAATAAATATCTTGGTTTAAGTTAGTAGGTGTAGTTTGTGCAGAATTGTGTGCTACTATTTCTCCCGTAAAAACACCTGCTAAATTTGCTTTTTGGATAAAGTTACCTTTAGAGCCTGTGTTTCCAGTAGAAAGACCTGCCTTTTTAAGATTGTATTGTATGGAATCATGTGTTTTCATATCAGCCCTACCAAAAGTAGAATCATTGTCACCTGTTGGGACTATGTAAGATGCGTCACTATTATGTCCGTTAATAAAACGTTGATAACCTTCTGCATAATCTGATGTATCATTATTAAATTTGTATCTATTTGGTATATTTCCGTCGGGGTATTGTAATTGTGAGCGACCTTCCCATTCGTTTTTAGATAACCTAGTGTCATCAAATGTAAGCCATTCAAATATACCATCGTTTTGTAAAGCGTTATTGTTTTCATCTGATACTTTATTATCACTTGTTAAAGCACTATCTTCTAATCTTTCTTCAATAGAAAATCTAAGTCTAGGGTTTAAAAACGCTTCTCCGTTCATAGGATTTCCAAAATGACTTTTAAGTGCTGTGTATGAAGTATCAGTAGGTTGGTTCCTATCATCCGGTATTGCTCTTGCACCGTTAAAATCATCATAATAGCCCGCAAGCCATATTTGATATTTTTGTGTTACTGCTCTTACCATTAAGTCACTATTCCTCTTTTGCGGGCTTCACTATTTATTTCATCTAATAACTGTTGTGCTATTTCCGGTATAGTCATATCTCCGTTAAAGTTATTAGTCATAATTACTTCTGTGGATGTTATTAAAGTTTCTACACCTTGTTGTTTTACTTGTCTTACAAGGTCGCCAGTTAATTTGTCGGTAGAAAAACCAAAAAATAACTCTTCTCTAGCGTTGTTAAATTTGTATAGTGATTCTGTTGCGTCGTCTAAACTAGTGCCTATACCACCTGTCAAATCTTCTTGCCCGTAATTTCTTAGATACTCATTGTAATCTTCTAAAGCCGCTATCATATCCTCACTACTTTCAAAAGTTTTTCCTGCTAAGAAAGTCATTAAATCAGCGTTGTGGTCTACGAAATCTTGCATACCCTTTTCTGCTTTTTGTCTATCACCAATTAAACCAGTAGAAATAATGTTATCAAAAAATCCTTCTCCGGCTTCTCCACTAAATACGTCACCAAAACCGAAACCACTACTTACCCAATTCCCAAATTTTTCTCCTTGTGTTTGTGCCCAATTTATACCATCTGCTAATCCTAAAAACAGTCTACGAATATCGTCAATAGCACCTCTTTGGTTTTTAGTTACATTTGTTAAATCTTCTTGGTGTTTTAAATAAGTGTCATATCTTTGTGCTAAACCATCCATAGATACTGCTTCTACTGCTCTCATATCTAACGTTTGAGTTAATGAAGCAATTTCAACCTTATATCCTTCTGCTAACTTTTTAGACATTTCACTTTGGTCGTCTGCTATTTCTGCTAACTTTCTTTTCTTTTCATCTAAAAGACTAACTACCTCAGAAGTTTCCATAGCAAGATACTGCATTACTAATCCTGTGTCTGAGGTTGTAGTGCTTAAAGTTTCCATATTTTGGTCTAAATCTGGTAATAACATATTCCAAACACCTAATTTATCTAAAAGAATATCAAGACCTATTATTACAACACCTATACCAATTGTGGCTAATGCCACCTTTAAACCTCTAGTAGCCCATGTAGCCATTTTTAAACTTGCCGCTAAACCATCTATTGATAAACTTACTGCATTAATTACAGGTATTTGTGCAATCATTATAGCGATATTAGCAGTAGAGGCTCCATTTTGTGCCATAGTAGCCGACAAACTTTTCATAGTCGCCGTCATTTGAATAGCCATAGCCGCAGTAGTAACAAGCAATCCTGCAACCATTAATTTTTCGTTACTAGCAAACATCATCATAGCACTTCCTAGCATACCCAAACCCATAGTATATTTAGTTATAACAAGACTACTTGTTAAAATTGTATTGTTTAACAATTTTTTCTGATGGTTAGCGTTGTGGTCTATCGGAATACTTGCCGCTAAAGTTTTATTATTTAAATCAATCTTTTTTTGGTTTTCATCTACTAATAAAGTATTTGATTGTATGTGTCTATTTAATTGTCCTATACTAGCCTTACTTAAATCTAATACTGCTATTTTTTCTTTACCTACTACTATTTTTCTTTTTAGCATTACAATATTATGTTCAAATACTGCGTTTTGCTCTTTAAGTTCTAAAGTTTGTGCCTCAGTCATTACAGTATGTGCTTTTTTAGTATTACCGTCAATAATTGTAGCACCACTAAACGCTCTCATAAGTATTTGTTGTGTTTGTAAAGCAATCTGTAAACTTTTTAATGCCAATACTGATTGGAATACTGGACCTGCAAAGTTACCCATAACTCTACTCATCATTACCATTCTACCTACAATATTACCTAATAAATCATTATCGAATAGTTTAGCCAGTGTTCCCATAAACAAAGCCTGTTGGTTATTAGCGGAAGTAAGACCCGGCAAAAGTGCATTACCTACTGCCGCACTATAATTTTTAATAGCCGCTTCGGATTGTTCATAAGCGAATACTTGAGATTTCAACCTTCTGTTTACCTCATCTGTTGCAGACATTTGTTGAACCATAGCCTCTAACTCTAACTCTTTAACACGGTCTACGTTTTCTAATAATTTAATAAGACGTGTATAATGTCTGTTACCCGCTACTTGTTGAGCCATTTGTTGTTGTTGCCTACCATCTAAAGTATGATATTGTTTTGCTAAATCATCTAATAATTTACTAAACGGCCTCATGTCACCATTAGCGTCAAAGACTGCTATACCTAATCGCTCAATAGCATCTCTAGCACCGTTTGTATTAGCACCTAACCTAGCATATATCATACGCAAGGCTCTACCACCCTTTCCTTGTTCTTCACCGGCTTCAATAAGCGTAGCCGACATAGCGGCCATACTTGCTATGCTTTCATTAGTAAGATGTGCCTGTGAGGCAAACTGATTCATAACGAAAGTTATCTGAGACATAGTAGCCGCAGAACGGTTTTCGATTGTGTTTAATTGGTCTAAGATAGCAATAGAATCTCTTCGCAAAGTATTTACTTTTTCCTGTGCTGTCATATTATCTTCAAGACCTTTAGTCATAAAGAATGTCTGTTGTTGTAAGTTAATTAGTCTTTGCATAGCGGCTTCGGTATCCATACCGGAAATCATACCAAACATCATACCTATTTCTGTTCCTACTTCGGTAGTGCCACCACCTAGAACACCACTCAATTGAGCCATTCTAGCACCTGCTCTAAACGCTTCGTCTGCGGCAAACCCAAACCCTAAACCTATTTTTTCTAGTTCAGCAGTAACTTCTGCTAAGTCCTCACCTTCTCCTAAAAACTTGTCAAACTCAACACGTGCGTTTTCTATTTCTTGAGCCATAGGCACAGTAGCATCAACAAGACTGTTAAACATTTGACCCATTTCAGCACCGGCTTCTTCTATACCCATTAAGGCATCTAAGTAAAGACTCTCCATAACAGTAGCAGACGCTTGCATATCTTTAATCATTTTGTTGGCTTGAAACGTTCCAACAACGTCGAAGAAAACTCTTGAACCACTTGCTCTAAGAACAAGCATGGTAACAGCCATGCTAATAAATACTAATGGTGTTAAATATGATAAAATACCTATTTCCGCTATCATTTACCTTCACCGCTACTCTTTGGGTCATTAACAATTGGGACCCCGCTTTCTCTCAATATATCGAGTAGGTCATTGTTGTTGTTTAATAGTTTGCGTTGCTCACGTTTTTGGTTGCGTCTAGCAACCGCATCTCTAGGATTTGTTTTCTTAGCACTTTTAGTCGCTTTTGATATTTTATCGTTAATGTCTGCCGCTATTAATAAATCTAAATCCATAAGGTGTCTACCACCTTGAACAGAATACTTTAGCCATAAATCAGACGGTAATGTTCCTTTAAATGCCATACACAGGCTAGGTGCAACCATTAGGAACTCAGAAAAGGCACAGCACCTTCTTCATCGTCACCACGCACAAATTGTAGTATACTATTTAATTCTTCAAATGTTAATGTGTTTACATCTATCTTTTCGTCTAGAATACAGGGCTCAACCCATGCTTCCATTTGTGCTTCAACGCCGCCACCTAATTCATCAACCATTGAAGCAAACTCTTCGTTTTGTTCTTCGGTCCATTTTTCCGGTCCACCAGCATGAGACATTTTACGAAATGCTTTACCTTGTATGTTAGTAATTTTCAGTTTTTCCATACCGGAAGCCTGTCTAACCCAAATCTTTGTTCCATCGTCTAACTCTATTTCTTTCTTTAAAATTGGCATAATACCTTCACTCTCACTGTATCTAGGAGAGTATAAGGCATTAATAAAGAGTTACTCTTCTTCTTGCTTTATAATTTTAATTTTTGGGGGCGTAACCTTTTTTACAGGTTTTGCTAGTAAAGGAAATCTTTTAGAATATAGCACAGCCTGTTTTTCAGTCATGTTTTTCATTTCTTCAAGATACCTTTCCGGTATATCTCTTCCATACATTTAATCACCTTAGTAAGCACTAGATTCTAATAATTGAGAACCAACCATAGTAATTTGAACTGCTTTGTTAGCGTCACCTGCGTCGTAAAGAGCAACAAAGTTTACTGTCATTGTGTTAGTATCTCTTCCGCTTACGTTTGCTTCGGGAGCCTCAAATCTTACCTTGTAAAGTGCTATCTCTATGTTATCTGTCCCACTTTCTTCATTAAGAGTTATTTTAATAGCCGGTAATGCTGAACCCGCATTATACATATCACCATCTGCGGCAATTAAGTTATCGTATGATGGGTCATCACCAGTAGGTGTAGCACCATAAATTACTTGATTTAATTCTAAACTACCTGTTATTTCTCTTCTTTGTGCTATTGGGGGTCTTGTATATGTTGAGTTACCAAGACCGTATGCGTTATCAGTATCTCTATTCATAGAAATATCTAAAGAGAATGATTTAATAGAAGCACTTGCAGTAGAATTTGCTGAACCTGTTCCATCATTTAAAATAACTGAACCGTTAGAAAAGTAAAGTGCATCTAAACTATCTCCACCAAAACTAGGTGTTTGTAAATCGCCTGTTGCACTTTCAGCCTTACCTACGAAATCAGCACTTACCATAACGTATTCTCCTACGTTTGCACTAATACTTAGATTATTACCTACCATTCCTTTATAGGTGTGTTCTTTTTGCTCTCTCCCTACTTGTATGGTAAAAGAAGGTAAAACTTCTGTTCCGGTTGGTTCAGTAAATACGTGAGAATTACCGCTAGAGCAAGTATCCTTAAAAAATGCTCTAAAAACATTTCCCAAAAATGGGTCTATTTGAGCCGCAAGGTTAAAACCACCTTCTGAATATTCTGTTCCTGTGACAGACTTTGAAGCAATACTTCTGCTCATGTCTTGTCTTGTTAGTAAGTCGTATCGGTGCATTAATGATTCATCATCTACCTCACCGTAAACTTCTGTCCCACTACCCGCATTGGTAGTATAGTTAGTCGTTTCTTTTGTTATTGAAATATATCTATTGTTAAACTCGCTCATAGTTTACACCTGTATATTGTTTATGAGATAACAATTGACTTATTAACATTCTTACCGATGACGCATATCAATTCTACGCATATAACGCATAGTCAATACGTGAACACATATAGTTTCATCGTTATCCATTTTAGAATCTAAGTTTGCTGAATAACTTATAATACTATCCGTTGTAGCCGATACACCAGTATTTGTATATAACTCATCAAATACTTCTCCCATAATATTAAGTGCTTTGCGATATGCGTTTTCATAATTAGTTCCTTTTACGGTAATAAAAGCCTTTACATCATACTCTTGTGTAATTTTAGCACCGCCCAAACTTTCAAACTGTGGAGATATTAAACGCTCGACTAATATATGAATACTAGGTGAACCTATTCTATTTATCATTTGAGAAGATATATCATAACCGTAAACTATGGATGAATCAGGAACTTGTGTTTTAAGGTAAGGTCTTGGGCTATTTTTCAATTGTTCTACAATAGATAAACCCATACGTGCTAAAGTATCTTGTGCAAAGTCTGAGAGTAATAATTCTTTAGGGCTAAAAGAACCAAATTTAGAGTAGTATATAGAAGCCCATTTTACGCTACCGGTAGTGTTACCCCATGCTACTGCTTTGCTTGAACCAGTGGCACCTGTAACACTAGAAAATACAGTGTTTGCATCGTCATCGTCGATAATTTCATGTGTGTATAATCTTGCTGTGCCATCATTTGCTAATGTTAACCTTAAAATTAAATTAACTGGTTTATCTTCCGCTAATGCTAAATCTAAATCGGATACAGTTACGGTAGTAGTTCCTACCAAAGAAAGACTTGTGTTATTACCTGTTGACTTAACTTCTACTTTATGTGTTCCGTTATCTAATTTCATAAGAACTGTGCCACTGTCGGGTGCAGTAGTATAAGATAAACAACCAACCAAAGTATATTCATTTGTAGTGGGTGTTATTGTATATACACCATTGGTAATTACCCAATTACCACCGGATGCTGAACCGCTACCACTAGCAGACCAAACATCATTAAACGTGCCTGTCAAAGCAGTAGGGTCTGTGCCATTCATTCTACTGTTCCAATATTGAGTTTTTGTTGCTACCGTCATATATCTCACCCATGCCTCTTAGCAGGAAATTTAAAGACATTAGAAACCAAATGTGCTTCAAACGGTGAAGTCCCTTCTTCTGTTAAAGTTATTAATGTTTCACCTGTATTATCCATTCTGCTACCCCTAACACCTTCTTGTGGGCTGTTTTCTCCTTCATCAAAAGAACCCGCTTCATAAGATACGAATTGGTTAGTGCTACTAAAATGTGTTTTAGTAAAGTTTAAAGATTCACCTATTGTTTCATACAAATCTCCACTTGCTGGTTTAGTAGGAGATATTTTACTCTTAAAATTAGTCATACCTCTTATTTCTCTACTAGTTTTTGACAAACTTTCAAAAAGTGCTTCTTCTATTAAATCTTCACCTAATTGTTCCACTTCTTCTTTTATGTCTTGTAGTAAACTTTTGTAAACGCTTTTGTCAAAATAAGCATTCATTTGTAAAGGACTTTCGTCTTGCTTCCGACGTTTCATAGCCGTTCTACCGTTATGTTGTATAGGTGTAGGTTTATTATTTACTCTTATCTGTTCTGCTTCCTTTTTAAATTCTGCTTCTTTTGAAGCAAATGCTCTATCAGTATTCATTCTAAATTTCTCTATTGCACCAATAGCCGGAAAACCCGGATGGTCGAATGCCCCATAACTTCCCATATTTTCACCTAATCAACGCTACCCAAGTGAGCCAAACGTTTTAGGTTCATTTCCCCTCTTTCTCTTAATACTGTTCCTCTAAGAGAACCTTCGGGTCCTGTGGTCTGAAACATACTCTCATCTTCAAGGTAATATGCCGCCGCTATATCAGCACATATTTCTCTAATAACGTGTGCAAACTCTCCTTCCTGAACTGTTACATTGTCTGCGTGGTCTGCGGATAAACCGCTAACCCCTGTTAAATTATTTGTAGACTTACCAGTCCACTTAAAAGAATCTCCGTCTACATTACCATTACCAGCACTACTAAATCCTGTGCTACTAGTAAGCGTAATTGTGTTTGCACCTGCGGATACTGCACCGTCTAATGTAGTATCTTTAATACTTTTACTAGGAACATCCCTACCGTAATCTCTAAACACTTGGTCTATATCTATTGTAGACCTGCGTATGCTACTTGATAGTTTTGTCGAAGCCCTAGTTCGCTGTGCAGAATCTAAACCTAATCTAGAACCTACATCATTAGTAGAGCAATAATAAACCACTTGACAACACCATTCCTGTTAATATAACAAAAAGCATACGCTTCTGTAACTTGTGATACGCTTGTAGTGTCTTTTCAAGGTTTCCTAATTTATCGGTAACATCTCTACACCAATCATGCCATTCTTCTTGATTCATAATATCACATCTGTGTTGACAAACCCATAGCCCCTGCTACTATTGCTATTAAGGCAAAAATAATCTTTTGCATATTACCCATATATGTGCCTATTAATCCATTAGTTATTTCTAATTCAGTAGCCACCTTAGCAAGACCTGTCTGCATATTGACTTGAGATTGAACTAATTGCTCTATCAATCTTTCATGTCTTTCGACAGTATTTTCTAAATTGTCTAACCTTAAACTAATAACTGATTCATCATTCATCCATGCTCGCCTTCAATCGGGCAATAAGGTCTGCTTTCTTACCGCTTACGGCAAGACCTTTTTCTTTTAGTATTTCCTTTAACTCAGCAACATTTCTAGACTCTAATGTGTCATCAATAGTCTTTAATTCTGCTTTTGCTTCTTCTACCTTTTCCTTAACATCATCCACAGAATCTAATAACTCATCTAGAGTTATCTTTCCGTCTGAATTAAGGGATAAAAACTTTTTGTATCCCCAAACCCCAATTCCTGCTAGTGCTACTACTGCTAGTAACAATATCTCTATATCACCTAAAAGTGATGACGATGATAAACTTATACAGTCTATCGTTTCGTTTAGTGCGTTAAGGCACGTTTCTGCTGGTTCAATTGTTGTGTTATTTTCGCTCATTTTATTCACGCTCGTATATAATTTGTGTTACCGCAGAAAATGGTATTACGCTAAAGGGCTTACTAGACCCATCCCGATATAACTTAAACCCATGAAGTGTCTCTTCAATGTTTACATTGGTATATGACTTTTCAGGGGGTTTGTAAACTATTTTACCTCTTCGTGTTGTAGACACAACCTTTCGATAATTCGTTAAATATATAAAGAGTATTATTCACCTAACACACCACTTTCTAATAACATTTCTATAATTTCTTTGTAGTATTCGTAATCTGTTATAGTGCATATAGATTCTATATGAGTATCACCTATACTGTAATTAGCAAAGGCTTTAGGACTAACATATACATCGTATATATTAACAACATTACCTACTGAATCATTCACTTGCACTTTAAGAGTTATAGGTGTTTCTTTTCCTATAACTTTACCGGATACATTCTTACAAGTAATTGTCCCATTTTCCTCTAATGTATCTAAAGAAAACGTAGGACCCATCATTCCCATCACTACTATAAAACAAATAATATACGCTACGCTAGTAGAGCCGTCACTCATAACATTAACTTGTTATAGCGTTAGTTAAATTATTTCCATCTTGGACCTTCGGCCCATCCTACTAGACTTGTTCTATTACCTTTAGTAATAGGTGCAACGCCATGTTCTAGATAAGATAAAAAGCATATTACTGTGCCTTTTTTAGCAAGTGCTATTGGGTCGGGGTTTTGAGTATGACTAAATGTTAACTCTCCACCTTCGTAATCTTCGGGGTCGGATAACTGAACTACAAGACTTACTTTTCTATGTAAACCATCTTGTCTATCCCAATTAATGTCATGGTGCATACCATAGTGATAACCTACATCTTTATATTCTGTGAATTGTAACGGTGGCAAAAAAGATACATCTACGTTAAATTGCTCATTTGCTTTCTCTACATACCACATCATTTGTTGTGTAAAGGTTTTATATTTTTCATCTTGTAACCATCTTATCTGTGTTTTTCTGTGACTATCTTCTTCACCTTCACCACTTCTAAAAGTAGATGCGGATTTAGGTTCTGTTTCTTTTGCTAAATCAATAATCTCATTCACTGTTTCTTCGCTCAATGCTTCTTCCCACATTATCCATGCAGGATGCTTCATCATTTCTGACATATATTGTCATTAGATACTAGGGTATTTAAGAGGTATTATACTATTACGCCTAATTTTTTCATTAACCACAACCAAAATTTGTTGTAACCTTCCATACTAACCACCAATAACGCCCGTTATTTGGGAAGTCATTCCGTTGGCGTATGTTATTGTGATTGTTCCGCCTCTAGAGTCATACACCCAATTTGTAATAGTAGTATCTACTTTACCATCAATATTGACAGGAAAACCCCCGCCACCACCACTACCACTTGGTCCGGTAGGTCCTGTCGAGCCAGTGGGACCTGTTGGCCCCGTAGGACCCGTAGGACCTGTTGAACCATTACTTCCATCTGAACCCGCCGGTCCAGTAGGTCCAGTAGGTCCGGTTGAACCACTACTACCCGCAGGACCAGTAGGTCCAGTGGGTCCAGTAGGTCCAGCAGTCGCTCTAGAAACACCTTGCGAATCTTCTAAATCTCCGTAGTCAAACCAAGATGGAACGGTAGGAAAAACACCATCGTCGTGAAATGTTCCTTTACTCGATATACTAGAAAGATTTTTCATGCCGGTTCTGAACGTCTCAAGTTCGGCTTTTTCTGAATCGGATAAAGCGTCATAATAGTTTTCACCGTATGCGTTTTGTATTCTTTTCAACCATTCTTTTTGTGTTGACTTCAACGCTTTTTCTGCTGTTGCCGTATCCTTAAAGTTTCTTGACATATTATCAGTTCTCCCTCATTTCAAACAAAAATACTACTCTAACTCTACCTATCTGATTTTGACTGTTATAACCTGTTGTTGTAGTTAGTCTTAGGTTAAAACTATCTCCTGCGGCAAAATCAACATCCGGTGATGCTGTTCTTGTGAATGAAGAACCGCCGCTTCCTGTTGCCGCCCAAGTATATGTTGTAGACAAATCGGAACCGTTCTTTGTAATTTTGTGAGTGAAAACTGTCGAACCTGTCTCAGCACCTACATTTCCTACAAACCATCTAATTTCTTTTAATCTGCAAGCGAATGGTAAAATTGTTCCCATAGCATTTGTTGAAGAATCCGTGTTATCTACGTTGTTTATTCCACCACCGAAACCAAACTTCCAACCGTTTCTAATACTTGCTGAATAATATTGGTCGTTCCATTCTGCTGTCAACATTTGTCTTGTTGGCGAAGCAAATAAAATCCATCTTGAAGAAGTGTCGGGGTCATCATTGTTAGCAGATGTATTTGCTATGTAAGTTCCACCTGCGTAAAGAACGACATCCCCCGCCGAATAAGTAGTCGAAGCCGAATAAACAGTAGGTGCGGAGACAGAACCACTAGGTCCTGTCGGTCCTGTCGGTCCTGTTCCACCTGCGGGCCCAGTAGGTCCAGTAGGACCAGTCCCACCATTACTTCCATCATCACCGTCTGCTCCTGCTGGCCCTGTTGGCCCTGTTGGGCCGGTAGGACCTGTTGGGCCGGTAGGTCCGGTTGAACCGGATGGAATTGTAAAGGCAAAAACTTTTGCTGTGTTAGGTCCACTAGATGCTATGGCTAAAGGACCACTACTTACAGTAGGTGTTCCAAATCCACCTGCGGCACCTGTCGGTCCTGTTCCGCCATCATTTCCGTCTGCACCAGCCGGTCCAGTAGGACCTGTGGGACCAGTCGG